AATTGTTCTTGTTTAACTTGTCCTCTTGTTGCGTCTTCAAACGGTAACAAGTCTATATTGAAAACACAGAGTATTGGTGTTTCTCTGTATATTTCTGTTTCTAAATCATCGTCGTCCCAGCTTCTGCCTCTATTGTAAGAGTAGGCATAATCGCTAGGGAAATGATCCCAGAGTTTCTTTCCGAAATCACCCCAACGCCAACTATGATAATTATCTGTTCCATCTGTATATGTAAACCATATCTTTTCTTTATGTTTTAAGACATCATGCCATATACATTCTGCTTGATCGTCGGACCATACTTGGCAACTGCCATTAGTATATGCTCCGTGTGCTAATTTAAATCTCCGACTCTTCATCGGGCGCGGGTCTTGCCACCAACTTTTTAATTTTGTAGGTCTTTCCATATTATAGGTCAGTAAAGGCTCTATGTCGTTCTGTATAATTACGTCCAGATCAAGGAAGACGAAGCGTCCCGTCGGCTTATCTGCTGCAAAATTGTGAGTGTTAAAGACCATTGTTTTAGGCCTATCCCAGCATCTAGCCATGCCATACTTAAAGTCATCAGTCCTGAACCAATATTTAGGATGGATGGTATCGATGTCTGGAAATGGTATAACATTAACATCTTCATCCAGCCCTTCGGCATCATCTGTATAACAATAAAAATGGAAGTCATGTTTAGGATCAGTATGCCTTCTAGCCATATTCTTAAGACGGTTGACAAAGTGTGGACCATATCTATCTCCCCATTTGCTACAGACTATATTTACTCTCATTCCCTGCCCCTTGCAATAACATATTTTTCGCCATATGCAAATCCTTGCGAGGCTAATTCTGAAACCAACTCCATACACTTGTTATCGTATTCAGTGCCTAAAGGCGCTTCAACGATTAGTGTAGTGAAACTGGATTCTTTTATTTGTTGTATGTAAGTATCATGTTTATCAAACTTGCCTTGTATTACGATACCTGTATTTATTTTTAACATATTCCACCTTGTTCATCATGTATTATTCCTGGGTTCAGTTTTAATAAGTTATTAAAATAGCCTTTGTAGAAGTCGTTTACAAAAATATCTTCTAAGGAAAAATTATTTATATTGTTTTTATCCCAGTCATATAAAATTTTTGTAACATGTTCAGGACTATCATTAGCTGTTCTAATAGTTAAGGCAATATGTTTACATGGAAAAACATTACCTTCTGAACTTAAATAAAACTGATTGTTTACTTTACCCTCGCATTTTATATGAGGATAAAATTTTATTTTTCTCTCTTTATATATGTCGTCTTGAATCCTTGTTTCTAGAGTCTCCAATTCGATTAGTTTATAGTCTGGAAGATCTACTTTAACCTTTTTGTTTATAGGTTGTTTCTCTTCTGGAACTTTATTATCGTAAACAAAACCTGAGAATTTGTGTTGTTTACATAGTCTTTTAGCTTTCTGTATGTCATTGTCTAGTTGATTTGTATGTGTATAACTCCAAAACACTCTACAACCTACATCTATGAGAGCCTTAGCATGTTCTAATATTCTTTTGTCTGGATTACCTGTGTTTATATTGAATGTTACATTACCTAGTTCTTTTAGTAAGTTTCCTATATTAGTCCACCATATCTTATCGTGTGTATCTCCATTAGATTCTATGTCCACACTAATTACCCATTCTTTTATAAAGTAATGTATGATGTCTATTACATCAGGATTGAGTGTAGGTTCTTCTCCTACAATTTTAATTCTTCTTAGCTTCGCCTTTAGTAGAAAATCTGGATTGAAGGCTTCTTTCACATCATCAAACAATACGCCTGTTTCATTCAACTCCATTTCTACTTTTTGTGGTAAGTAAGGATATAGATCTGTTTCCTTATTATACATAGAGTCTATTTCTTCTTGTGTAAAATCATCATACCATTGTGGTAAGGCGATAACATCTCCCTCTAATTTTTCTGGATATTCAGATGTAGAGTCTTGTAGGAAAGGTAATGCAGTATCTGATAACATATTCCAATTATGGAAAGCATCATATTCATACAATAATTCGTCTTCTCTTTCTTCCCATTCTTTCAATAATTGTTCTACTTTATTATTATGGAAAATATTATAACAAAGATTACCGTCTGACAGTCTAATCCTACTGTTGGTCTTATAAGTCTCTATGACGCTTATGTTATTTAGAATACAGTTTGGAGTAACAAATAACAAAGAGTCGCCCTTCTTTGTTTTCTGCATTAGATCTATTTCAATCCAATCCTCTCCATACTTAGGCACATCAAACAATATCTCATCTAAATAACCTTTATTCTTTTGTTCGTTACGACACTCTTCGTCTGACGTAAATACCCAGAACTCGAACGGGTCTTCTATTTGATTCTTAGCCTGCGTGTATAACGCATTGATTTGTGTTTGGCTATAATTATTGTCTAACAGATTTGCTACTAGGATTATCATGCCATATTCTCAAAAGTTCTTCATCTTGTAATTCATCAATTTTAATTTGTCCCTGGTTGTTTGGTGTATTGTCTACATTAAACAAACAAATTTTACATTCTTTTCTATATTTATGTGTCTCCAAATCATCAGGATGTGATTTGCCTCGGTTATAACTATACACCCAATCATATGGAATGTTAGTCCAGAAGTCTCGTTGCCTCCAGAAGTGATAATTATCTGTGCCTTTAAAGAACGTTCTAAATATTTGTTGTTCTTCTTGTAAGGCTTCCCAGAATATATGTTCACATTGATCTCTATTCCAACACATCATACTAGAATTAAATTGTGTTCCTCTTATATCAATAAACAGTCTATGATGTATGTTATCTGGATTATCCCACTTTGTATATATCATTCTAGGTTTCAATGCAAGTTCATATAAGTCATCTATATTGTTTTGTATAATTACATCTAAGTCTAAATAACACCACTTGTCATCATAGCCTAACCAATTGTGTGAATTGAATACTAAAAATTTAGCTCTATCCCAACAATACTTTTCTTTACCAAACCAAAATTTAGGATGTAAAGGTTCTATATCTGGAATAGGTTTTGTATCACACTTCAAACCTTTAGGGTCGTCAGTAAAACATGTAAACGTAAAATCTCGTGTATAATTCTTTTGAATCATACTATATAGATTATTTACATAGTGTGGCTGGTATTTAGTGCCCCACTTGATGCATACAAAGTTCATCATATTCTTTTGCTATCTCCGGGTGTCTGTCCTGTCCATTTAAAAGTGCTATTGTATATTCAGGCCTATACTCTCTTCCTGCAAACATATAAGAATATATCTCATTGTCTGGAAAGTGTTGAAATGTAAATCCTTCATGCCATAAGAATGTATCGTCTCCAAAAGGATACTTAACATTATAAAATTCTTGGTTAGTATTATATCTACGCCATACTTCTGACATATCTTCCCACATCATTACACTAGAATTATAATTAGATAAAGGATATTTATCATGGTAAGGGAAGTCATGTAAAGGTATTCCTACTTTTTCTCCCCTATCTTTCCACCAAGTAAAACATATAATAGGTTTACCTTGGTAGTAATCAAACAAATGATCTATAGGTTTTTGTATTCTTACATCTAAATCTAGGTATAATATAGTGCCTAAATCGTTTAATTGAAACAACTTTAACTTCTCCATATTGTCAGCAGGCTCGTGTTCTAAATAAAGAATGCCTATATCTGGGTGTAAATCTTTAGGATCATCCGTAACGCAAACGTAATTGTATTTGCCTTCCGTATGTTCGTATATGGAATTCACGTCATTGGCGTCATATTTATCGCCATATTTTAAAGTCAAGATAGTTTTCATTTTAAACTCCTTTTATTTATAAATAAGACTATATACAATAATTAAGAGATAAACACCATATGGCAACTATTCATAATATAGTAATAGATCAAGGAACCACGTTTTCATTAGAGCTTACAGTAACTAATGATGATGGAACCGCTAAGAATCTTGCTAATTATAGTGTAGCCGCTCAGATGAGAAAGTCATATGATGCTACTACAAAAACAGATTTTACTACATCTAAGGTAGACGCCACAGGAGTTATTACTTTATCACTTACTGCAGCAGAGACATCAGCAGTAAAATCAGGTAGATATGTATATGATTGTGAGATAACAGCAACTTCCCCTGCAGAAACTATCCGTGTGATAGAGGGTATCGTAACGATAACACCAGAAGTTACAAAGTAATATAAATATAAGGAGAAATTTTGGCTACAAAGGTAACAGTAAAACTAGGGAGCTCGAGGGTAGTAACAAGCGCTGCAACTCAGTCGCAAATTACTACTGCAACAAGCTTAGAAGGTCTAAGCGGAGTTGATACCACTGGAGTTCAAAACGGCTTTACATTAGTTTATGATGCCACATCAGGAAACTTTCAGGCTAAACCTGCAAGTGATGTAGCAGCAAACGTGACTGCCATAGATGGCGGAACATTTTAAAAACATTAATAGGAGAAAATAATGTCAACAACTATTCAGATTAAAAGAAGCACAGGGTCAGCAGCCCCAGCAGCTTCTGATTTGGTTGAAGGCGAATTAGCGTATGCTGAGGATAGATCCGGTGACGGAGCTTCCGCCATACTTTATATTTCTTCAATAGACTCAGGTTCTAGTGAAGTCATACAAAAAATAGGTGGTAAGTTCTATACAGACATTATTGATGGAGCAACCAACGCAAACACTGCGTCAAAACTCGTAAAGAGAGATTCTAACGGGGACATAATTGTAAATAAAATTCTGTTCGGCAATATGTATTCTGCCGAAGGAGACTTACCTAGTGCTTCTACATACCACGGTATGTTTGCACACGTTCACGGAACAGGTAGATTTTATGGTTCACATGCCAACGCTTGGCACAAATTATTAGACGAGTCTACATTCTCATCTTCAGGTGTATTTGTAGATGAAGATAATATGGCAAGTAATAGTGCTACTAAAGTCCCTTCACAACAATCAGTCAAAGCCTATGTAGATGCTACAGCAGCAGCTTCGTTTGACTTAGACTTTAGTGGTGATTCAGGCTCAGGAGTTATTGAACAAGCAGAAACTTTTGCAATTACAGGTGATACAGGTATCACAACTACTGCTTCTGGCAATGGATTATCCATTGATCTAGATAATACAGCAGTTACAGCAGGATCATATGGTGGATCAACAGCTATTCCTGTATTAACAGTAGACGCAACAGGACGTATTACAGCAGCTTCAACAGCAAGTATCAGTTCAGCATTAACCATTGCAGCAGATAGTGGTTCTAATGATACTGTTACAATCGGAACAGACACTTTAACTTTCGAAGGAACAGCCAACGAAATTGAAACAACTGTTTCAGACAATAAAATTAACATAGGATTACCTAACAATGTAACTATTGCAGGTAACCTAACAGTAAGTGGAACAACCACTACTGTAAACTCAACAACTTTAAGTGTTGCAGACCCACTTATCATATTAGCAAACGGCAATGACTCAGCAGACGCTGTGGATATTGGTTTATATGGTTTATATGATACTTCAGGTTCTACAGACTTATATTCAGGTTTCTTTAGAGATGCCTCAGACTCAGGTAAATGGAAGTTATTTAAAGACTTACAAGCTGAACCAACAACAACTGTAAACACAGGTGGCACAGGTTATACTGTTGGCACATTGGTAGCAAATATAGAATCATCTAGTGCTACTATTACAGGCGGAACAATTACAGGCATTACAGATCTAGTAGTTGCAGACGGTGGAACAGGCGCAGGCACATTTACAAGTAAAGGTATTATCTATGGTAACGGCACAGGAGCTTTACAAGTTACAGCAGCAGGCACAGAAGGACAAATCCTACAAGCAGGCTCAGGCGGAACTCCTGAATTTGGTTCCATCGACGGAGGAACATACTAATATTATTTAAAAGGAAATTGAAATGGATGATAAATTAATTAATGGTTACATAAACAACTTGGCAACGAAGGTTCAAGAATTACAAATGGAGAACATTTTGTTGAAAACAAGAATAGGAATCTTGGAACAAGAAGTAAAGGTTGAAGAACAACCTAAACAAGATTCTAAGAAGAAAGAAGGATAATAGATGGCAACAGTAATTAAGCCAAAAAGATCCGAGACAAGTGGGAGCGCTCCTACTACCTCAGATCTAGTAGCAGGTGAGATAGCAGTAAATACTGCAGACAAAAAGATTTATATAAGAAATTCTAGTAGTCAAATCATAACACTTGCACAGTTTGGAGAGTTTGATCAGAGTTTGATATACCCTGGCTCCTCCAATGCTGACTTTGGCTCTGTTGCAGATAACACTCAAGATGCTTTTGGCATTCAGTTATTTGTAAATTATGATTGTTTAGGCGATCATACTGCTACTACGCCATCTATTAAGTTTAGATTAGCAACAGAAGACCACGGTGCTTTAAGTTGATGATAAATTTAATTAGGAGAAAATAATGCCAACACAGGTTCAATGGAGAAGGGGAACAACAACACAGCATAACTCCTTTACGGGAGCAGCTGGCGAGGTTACCGTTGATACTACTTTAGATACATTAAGAGTTCATGATGGCTCCACTGCTGGAGGTATTAGAATTGCCAAGTTTTCAGAAATAACATCTGGAGATATTACGGCAGTCGTAGCAGGAACAGGA